CCATTAGCTTGAGTGTTTTGTTCTGCCCTTGCTTGTGCTGTTAAAACTACTGTTTGATCTCCTTCTGGTAGTGCTGTCATGCCTTTTCTTGACCTGACTTCATTAGGAGTTATAACCTGCATTCTTAGATATCTTTCATCAATCTTTGACTGGGTATCTTCATCAGTAAGTGTAAGTTCATTAAACTTAAGTCTAAACATGTCTGTTTTCTCAGCAATGATTCTATTAATTGACTTTTCTAAAGTATCTTGTTCTGGGCGACACACCTGATCCTTAAAGGTTCTATCTGCCTCACGAGCGTTTGCCAAAGAAATATTTTCTGATGTTCCAACTTTGGAAATTGGAACTCTGTGTGCCATAAGAACTTCGCTAAGATTTGATCTTCTGTAGTTATTAAAAGAAGAATCCTGAATTCCATTTTCTACAGCTTCCATCTTTACATCTACTTTTTGACCATCTTGATCTCCAGGAATTGGAACAACAAGAGTTCTGTGTGACTGACCACGAAGGTTGTTTTGGAAGAATTCAAATAGTTTTGCTTCTGCTTCTTTGTTTAGCTTTGCACCCTTAATCCAAAAAATATACCTTGGAGTAGCTTTATTTTCAAAGTACTCTAGATTGAATCTAGATGCAAATTCTGTACCTGCCATTGCATTTTTAGCTGCAACAACTGGCGGAATTCCATAGTAAGTGTTTGTTGGAGTGTAAGACTTTAAATGATTAACATCTTGAAAGTTTCTAAAGAATACTGCTTTTCCGTTTACGATCTGAACAAATCCATCACGAAGTCTACGAACACGCATTGTTGCTGCTGGAATGTGACCAATGTATCCAATTTCTCCAGTTACCTTACGACCAATTTCAAGGTATCCATTTCCAGTTGCCTCTTTATCAATATAAGCCTTGATTAAGGTTGCCGTAAAAGTATCTTCATCGTTTCTAGACTCAAGCCATTCTTCAAGTTCTTGTTTTCCTAATTCAATTCTTCTGCGTCTTTTACTTAGCAAGCTTGGTTCTACGTCTTCAAGCATTTGTAAAACCTTTAATGTTGGTTCTAGATTGTATCCTAGACCAACAATGTTTGCTACCTTAGCATTAATAGCAGCGTAATTTGCTGCAGAAACTTCATAAATTTTTGACAAAGAAGTAAGATTGTATGGTGGCTCTACTACATCAAAAAGACCATATCCATACTTGTCTGGTATAAGCTGTTTTGAGTCTGACATGTCTCCAGATAGTGAGTTCTGATCTGCCTTTTCAATCTTTCTTTTTGCAGATCTTTTAAAGTTATGACTTAAGCCACCAAGCTTCATAATCTGATCTGCATTTACACTAAAATCATCATTGTCTGATGATGAAATTACAGATGAACTTTTTAGTGTGTCAATTCCGATATCTCTACCAGAAATTTCAAACATGTCTCTAGCTTCTTCCATTCTTTTGGAATACCTCTCTCCAGTTATCTGTATCTCCATAAGGAGTCAGACCCTCTGCCATTCTTTGTACATCTTCTCTAGCTTGATCTTCTGTTGATCTTCCAACACCTGCCATAAATACTGCGGTTCCCTCTGGTTGACCATAGTATGCTGCTGCATCTGAAAGACTTTTCATTTTTTGAATATCAAACTTTACTGATGGAACATTTAATGTGTTTCCATCATCATCTTGGAAAAAATTACCATTAGGCAATTTCCAGACATAAATACCATACTCTGCTGTACTTTCTACAGCTTTTACTTTTTGTTGACGTTTAGACATACCACTATCATACCATTTTTTAGGTTTTATTGCTAGTTCCTTACAACATTTATTCTGCAGTAGACAAAAATGATTCTACGCCAGTATTGTAATCAAAGGATACTACCTTTTCTAAAGGATCATCTATTTGAATAAAAGTTCCATCTGCCTGTTTTTGAATAAATGACTCTTCATTTTCATCACCAACAAATGAAGACTTGGAGCTTTTTACATAAATAATATCTCCAGTGTTTATTGTTGTAGAGTCTGCTGTAAATGTTGCAACTGATCCATTTATAGATACAGAATAAATTTTTCTATCTGATGAATTTGTTTGATTTCCTAATAAAACAAGCTCTCCTCCAGTTAAGGTAACGCCATCTATAGCAATTAAGTCTCTATTTGTTGAAAAGTTTATTTCTCCTGAAGCAAGTGTATGGTTTTCTGTTGATGCTAAGTCAACTCTTTTAACCAATCCCTCATTTTTATTTAACTGATAAGATTTAGATAAGTCATTTGATAACAAAGACTCTGAATCCATAACATTTATTTCTATATTTTCAGATGAGTAATTTATTTTTTCAGAAACTTCTGAATATAGTAATCTATAGTATCTAAGGGCATCATCTGAGGTCAGCTGATACTCCATAAAGGATAAGTTGTCTATATAAAAAACGGGAGTTCCAGTTGTTTTACCAATGGTAATTTCTATCCCATCACCTATTTCAATTGGTGAGGGTAAAACTAGTATGTAATGATTCCATTCATTATTTTTAGCAGTTGATCCAGATGTACCGTTTATGTATAAGGTTCCACCTGAAGCAACAACAGAAGAATTTGTTTGCTTTATTGTAACAGCAGGTGATCCTATAGAAAGAATTTGTGTTTCACTTGTTGTTTTTATTCTTGCAGAAAACATTATAGAATTTATTGATGGAGAAGATAGACCAATAGACTTATTCGTATAATCAATAATTCCATATTGAGATCCAATCCTTAATCCAGTTGAGTTTCCATAATACATTGTTGGTGTAATATTAGTTTCTGGAACATAATAGTCTTGAGAAGATATAAGATTTACTGGCTGTCTTCCATTTTCTGGATAAACAAAAAAGTCTGAATCTAAAAGACTATAAGTTTGAATACTAATATATTGTAATTTTGGTGGCATAAATTCTCCATCATCAGAGGTTAGGGAAAGCTCAAATAGAACTACGTTTTCCCCAATATTTTCACCATAAGATCCAAGAAGTGGGTTTCCACTAAAAATCTCCTGCTTTGCAAGATTAATTGTTGATCCGTCTTTTACTGTTGCTTCAACCTTAACTTGTTTATTTATAGAATCTACTAGGGGGTATCCAAGATCTATTCTATGTGGTAAAACCTGATCTTCTCCAAAAACTGAAAATGGCAAAAGAAAAGTTGCATATCCTTTTACTTCTTGCTTGAACCTATTCTCAGAAGATGGTATAAAGTTAGCGTAAAAAGAGTAATTTTGCATCTCTGTATATGTTGATGGAATAATTGCAAATGTTTCATTATTTAAGGTTTGATATTTTATTTGACCAATATAGTTTATTTTTCCATAAAACTTATTTGTGTCAATAATTGATGTTGTGTCTCCAGAATTAAAAGTTGATAGACTTCCAGAAGAAATATTTTCTGCACCAATAGAAACTATATCATTTTCTATTGGAACTGTTTGAGGAGTAGCTACTATTTCTGGAGTAGAGGAACCTCCATGATAAATAGCGAATTTAAACACACCAGATTCTTGATATATCACTACATAAACACTTCCAGTTGGTGCTGAGCTAAGATCTAGTGCTGTAAAAGACCTTTCAACAAGAAGGGCTTCACCTCCAGATTCGTAAGTACCAGATATAGCTTCTAATACTGTAAATGTATTTGAAGTTACTTCTGATATGGTAAATGACTCTGAGTTATATTCTTCTGGAGAAACGCTAATTATTTTTACTTTGTCTCCAGCTTGAAACTGATGATTTTCTGTTGTGGTAAATACAGTAGAAGAAGATGAAACAATATTATATATAGATGATATTATTGGAGATATTTCATATCCAACCTTATAATAAAATTTGTAAGCAGTTCCATCATAATAAATTGAAATAGATTTTTTGTTTGACTGCGAAGATCTTTCTATAAGAAGCTGCTCTGTATTTGAATCTAGGGATGTAAAGTCATATTTTACAGCCATGCCATAAGGAAAAACTTGATCTGGATTTTCAACAACAATTGCAGAACCTTCATTTATTTGAACGTATCCATTAAAAAACATTCCACTTGTTGTTTTTTCTGAAAAAGAAACTGCCTTAGGAGAACTATATTTGGGTGTAGATAAGTATCCGTCTTCATCAAACGATAAAGAACCATTTTCAATTAACAGCTTGTTACCATAAGATATTTCGTTGTTGTATATTTGTGAAAAGTGTTTTGGGGTTTTCGACATTTGCATTGCATAAAAAGAACC